TTTTCCTTTGAAGTTAATGAATTCGTAGATTTTTTGTCTACATATATATAACGCGGTAGCCTGTAAAAAAGTTTACATTACCCACCACGACCTGTACGTCTTTGTACACTACTTCCCCCAAAACCTTTTGTATTGGGTTTAGGTCCCTGTTTCTTTGGTGCTTTGCCCAATCCAGGATGAAGTTCGTTGTTATTCTTTTTGGCTTCGTTAGCCATATTGATAAACGGGTTTTTGCTTTTCTTTTCTTCTGTCATTGTTTCACCTTTATTGATTTTAAATAACTATTCAAGTCACCATACAACCCAACCATCATAGCTACTTTGCTATCGTAAAATCGTATGAAGGGTTCTTTATGCTCTTTAGTTTTATTTACCCCGATATAGTAGGGACATTTGATTTTTTTATTCAAATCTAAAATAAAATTATGCCATCCACTATCTATTTTTATGTCAAAATCGTAATTGTAAAATTCTATCTGTGCATGGCGAAAAGCTAAATCTCCCATTTCAGTTAACCTCATCCCACTCTCATTACGCATAGTCATCCACCATTTACTCATGGCTTCATCAATCGACCATGCATTATCGGATGACTGTTTTAGTACAGCCTCGGTTATCAAATACTTAATATTTGGCTTAGTCATCAGGATAAACTTTGGTGCCGTTGTTCATAAACACAACACTAAATTTATCTGATTTAAATTGTGCGTTTAATTTACGACACAGGTTTCTTGCGTGACCGGGATTACTGAAACTGGTTTTCTTATATTTAGGTACACTTTCACTATCATAAGCATGTTGTGCTTTTAGGTTGATTGGTTGTCCGTCATAAAACACTGCCCATATACCAGCGGCTTCTACTATTTGGTCACACTTATATGTTGTCTTATCTACTATTTCTAGTACGACTTTGGGCTGGGTCCTGCTCATATTTTACCATTTATTACCATTCATTACAACCTCTATAACCTCGGGTTGTTTATTGGTTTGTTCACGTTGATCCAACAAAATCTTCAAGACCTCATCACGCAATAGTTTTGCGTCGGGCATAGGTAATACAACTTCCCTAGCCTGTCTACCCTCCATAACCGCAATTTTATCAACGAATTTCTTTATATAACTCATATACTATTTATGCTACTATTTGCCTCATCCTCAGACTTAAACGGACCTATATAGTCATAACGCTGAATAAAGATGTATTTAGGGCAAAAAATAGTAGTAAATTCAACACCTTGTTTGATAGCAAACCAGCCTGCAACAAAATAACACTTGCTTTTTGGGCTTGTGGTATATAGATGAAGTTTCCTTTTAACGTCTAGAACACTGTTATAGATACGATTTTTGCTAGTTGGAAATATTGCAAAGGGAGGGGTATTATCTTTGGGTTTGACCTTTGCAAAACTCTCAAACTCAATATTTTTGTTTTTTTCAATGGCTTTGGTGCTGTTATACTTTTCAGTAGTGTTGTTCAATTTTACTTTATATTCACTACCCTCTTGAATTACGTTACCTACTTTTTTTTCACCATCTGTGACTACCCAATATTCACCCTTAATAATCGGTTTAGCGACTAGATTCATCTTTGTTATCCTTTGTTAATTCTGCTACAAACAAAAAATGTTCGTAGGCTTTTCTAACTGCTGGTACAGCTAATAGTTTTTCTGCTTCAACAGTCATTGCCTTAACTGCTTCTTCACATGCCTCTCTAGCACTTGGCCATTGTAGTGCATGTCTTTCATTTCCAAATGCTTTGTTCAATGCTTTCCAGCAACGCAATTGTTCATCAGTTAATTTTGTTTCTTTACTGGCAGCACGTAAATCACTAGCCTTCATTAATGCCGCACTAATTGCATCTTCTGCTACACGACCAGCCGCAATCATTGGTGCATATGCAGGGTTTACGTTGTAGCGTGTGCTTTGTCCACCGGGATAGCACATGACAAGATGACTACCTTTAGGAAACGCATCCATAAGTGTTTGGTCGTACTCATACACGGGTACGTATCTACGACCTACTTTTTTATAGAAAATTTCTTTTTCGCTCATTTTAATCTAAATTTTTTGAGGTAATCTTTTGCAAAGTCTACATTCTCTGCATCATACACGGGTTTTTCTGGTTCGTCAAGTGAAATATCTAACCCATATTTTACTTCATACATCTCAACCAAACTATCAATTAGTAAACCCAATACTTGTTCATTAAGTTCTTGAAACCCATGCAAGTTAATTCTAATATCTTTATCATTCATATTACTCTCCTAGTTTGTCCCAAATGTATTCTGATTCTTTCACGTATGCTACTGGCTTAATCCAACCTCTGTCAATACACTCAGATAAAATCAACCTATATTCACGTGGACAACTTTTAGAAACTTCAAAACCTGCACGTGGTGTAATTGTTATTCCATTCTTGATGTACCAACCAGGATCACCCATTTTCATTGTTTTGATTTTCTGTTTTGGTTCAGTGACTTTAAACACTTAATACTCCTGTGTAGGGATTGTTAAGCCAACGTGCGTAAGTATCTGCCTGCTCACTAAGTTTGGTCAATTCAAACTTACCGCAGAATCGCATAAAATGTATGCCTACTTGTGGGGTTGTAGTTGTGCGAACACCTGTGCGAATTGATTCATCAACCAATTGTTTGATATCATCAGGTTGTGCAGTTAAGTCAATCAACATACGATTCCTGTTATAACAATCACGTACAACCTGTTCTTCATTATTATGGTCAGTCCAACGCTGTAACATAAAGTTGTTCCATTTAAAGCCTTGTTTGTCACGATCCTCGTATGCTTCACGAATCCCTACACGATTTGCAGAACCTTTTTCGGGGGCACGGGGATAGGCTGTGAATACGTTGTCACCTGCGTCACCGCGAATGATTTTCTTAAACAATAAGTATTTTGGATCTTCTAACAGTTTAGGTTGTTTAGTTTTTTTATCTAGTATCGGTTTACCACTGTCTTTGAGATACCCGTTGATGGTGATAAGTTCATTTGCGACTCCATTGTACTGGAACACCTTATCAGTAATAAGCTGAACATAATCGGAATCAGTGCTAATAATATAATGCGTATCATTTGGATGTAAGTGAATAAAACGTGCAATCAAATCGTCAGCTTCGGCACGTTCATGTCTAAGTACGCTAACGTTGGTCTTCTCTCTAATAAACGTAGTGAATTTTTCATATGTTTCCCAGAACATTTCTGATTCTTCTTTTTCTTCCTCAGTGACTGACATTGCATCAACGATACGATTCTTTTTGTAAGGACCATAAACGTCCTTACGCCAGCTTCGCCCCTCCAAGCAAAATACAACGTGGTCAATACCATACCGTTTTACTGCTTGATTTACACTAGCAAGTGTCAAGTGCAACGCCATGCCGATTTTTTCTTCTAGTGTAGAGTTGCGGCTTGCAACATGCCTAGCACGGAAGAAAGTGTTGGCAGTGTCTATAAGTGCGTATTTGTATGTCATGTGTGTATTATATGCGTATATTTAGATAAAGTCAACTTAAATGGTTTCCAAATATTTATTTGTTTCAGAATCCAAATCATCAACAGTAAAGGCTGGTTCGGGAAATCCGCGAGTGTATGGCATGAATTCCGGTTTAACCTTCAGAATCGGAAGATTATCTCGTTTGATTTTATCATCAAAAAACTTTTCCAAATCGTCAAGTGTCTTATTAGATGTAGGATCTAGCCACTCTAGGGTCCAATCATCTAGTGTTACACTAAAATGTCTCCATGTTTGTTTTTGAAACTTTTCTAATTCTTTAATAGAATCAGCCGGGCCACGATATAACTGAGAAAACTCCTGATCTATACTACCGGTGTGGCCTATATAATCATTCAATCTTTTGTTATGGTTATTACATATGCCATAACCCACAAGCTGAACAAAGTTGCCATCAACACGCTTAATATAGTGTTTTGTTTGAATTAAGTACAATGACTTATTCATAAGTATTTCTCAATTCGGGCTGTAATAGTATCATTAAAGAAATCTGTTGCATCATACTGGTGAGTCAAATAATCAACCACTTCTAATACATTAGATGTTCCACCTAGTCGTTGATATACACGACATACTAGTCCGGCGGCAATGTTATCAGCCGGACTAGGCACATCAACATTCTTACCGTGACACTTTCTATACCAATTAGCCCATGCTTCTTCTGCTTGATTTCTAAGATTATTATGAGTCCAGAATATAGTTTTGATTACAGCATTGATATCATCCATAAATTTTTTATCAGTCAAACCTTCTTTGAAAAAAGATTCATAAAAACCAAATTCACAACTATCAAACTTGGAATCGTTAAAATAATAATCATGCTGTTTAGCAATAAAACGCATTGTTTTAGGATCACGCTCAACCACACCTGCTGTGTGAGTAATTGCACCGGCAAGACCGTTATTTTGTTTGTCCTTTTTTCGAACAGGGATACAGTTTCCATCTTCACAAGCCTTAATAAGATCGTGTGCAAGTTTAGAATCTTTATCTCGTTTACCATCAATGCGATACTTGAATGTTCGTGTACGCAACTTCACATGGTCATCGACAGGTTTACGACCTACGCCATTAACAAATGTAAACAAATCACGTGCAAAACTACGGTCATCTGTTTCAATAAACCATACAGGTATCATTAATTCATCTTCTGATTCCAGACTGTCCCAAAGTAACTCATGTGCTAAAGCCATTTGAATAACACTATTGTGTTGACCATCAGTCGAATGATACTTTTCAACACCAACATCTTTTACTGCATAGATGGGAGAAATTCGGCGCGGATCAAAATTCTTCAAAATAGTCAATGCATGTTCAACATCAAGTTCACGTTGAATGTCCTCATCAATAACAATTTGAGAGATAGGTACCCATTTAAACTTTGGACGCTCTGATAAAAAGAACGGAGAGCCCTTACGCAATTTGTTGATAATAGTATTGTATGCGGGAAGTTTCTTCAGTTCATTCACTCTATCCATCAAACTTTTTTCGTAAAACTCTCCTGGCTTTCTGTCAAACTCATTGACAGGTCGAATGATGTTGGGATCTGGCGACACATGTTTGTATGTAAGCGGAAAAGTACTTTTTACTTTAGTAGTTGCCATGAAAACTCCTATGAGTTGTTGAATAAGTGTGTATTATATATCCGTATACAATATTTGTCAACCTTTTTAAAAAGAATACTTTTATATTAAGGTGCAATAACTTCGTCCCATGAACATTGATACTTGTCCCACCAACTACCGGTTGGATGAAAATTACTGAACGTAATTTTTATATTTTGTCCTTTTACTTTAGAATGTGCCTTGTATGGTATTTTCATAAAAAATAATTTATGATATTTGTCACCTCGATAACACATACAAACTCGCAATGTTCCTATTTTGTTTTCAATTCCAATAGTAGCTTGTCGTTGGTCGGCTTTCTGATATCGACCAGCAAGTGCAAATTTAGCATCAGTTCCATCTTTGAAGTCCATACCTTTTTGATTGCGTTTTTCACAAATCATTGTATGTGGCATGTGTTTAGCTAACACCTGTTCCCAAAAATAACCGGAACTGTTTTGGTCTTCAAATAGTTTCTTCATTTCATGTTCCTGTAATACAGGGATCTGATATAAATCATTCACTAATTCATGTAAAAATTTAGGATTGAATTTTGGTTTTACATCATCTGAAAAAAAATCAAGTTGTTCCATTAACTAACCTCTGTTCGCCCGTTACCCAAATTACGGACATTAACCTCTCGCAAATCTCGGTTGGTTGGATCTGCTTGTTGTTGCTCGTACATCTCCAAAACTATATTACGACAAACTTGATGAAACCAACGGTCAACAATATCACTATCCTTATCGTCTTTATTCATCATGTAGCCTGATTTCACTAGTCTTGCTATAAAAATCTCATTCCAATCTAATTCAAATGCACCATTCTGAATATTAGTAGGATCAATTTCCATACTCAATACATTGACATACGGTTCTCCGGCTTGTGTAGCCTTTTCCTTTGCAGTTAATTCTACAGCAGGCTTTTTTACTTTAGGCTTGCGTGGTTTCTTTACCTTAACAGGTACTACTACCTTTACAGGCTCTACGACTGTTTCTACGACTGTTTCTACCGGCTTCTTTTTAAATCTATCAAATAATCCCATGTTGTTTCGCTCTCTCGTATAATTTAAAGCTGGCAAGATTCTTTGCCTTTGATTCGCACATCATATCAAAGTTATCCAAGAATGTCAATGCCCAATTGTTTACTGCATCGTTCCAATAGTAGTCACTATGGGCACGTAGTTTTTGTTTACTATGACCAGATTCAATTAGCGCACCATGATTGGGTGCGACAGATCGGTCATGTTCGCCAAGTACATCTTCCCTACTAACGGAATAATGTAAAGTAGGACGCACACCCCTCCAACTATCAATAACACCTTTAACCCCGTCCGAATCGGGGCTAATATATTCGCCTTCTCTAATCCAATGGTGATGAATGTCAAGAACAGTTGGGACAATATCAGATAGTGAAAGGCAGTCAGTGAGTCCATGTGTGTATTCCTCGTTTTCCAATGTAAGTGTGTTTCTTGCTTCGGGGCTTAAGCGGTTGTACACTTCCCTAATTCCTTGTGGACCCTTACGACCACTGATGTGTACATTGCATTTGAAGTCTTGAAATTTCTTGCCATAACCCATCCAACGAATCATGTCACAATGATATTCAAATTCTTCAATACTCTTATTTACTACTTCTTCACGGTCACTTGCTAATACTACAAATTGGTCAGGGTGAAAACTAAGACGAACATTGTTAGCACGTGCAGTTTCACCTAATGGAGCAAACCAGTGTGCAAGCAAATTTTGCGTATTACTAGATTGCCAAAAATCTGTGTAATCTTCATGCGTGTAAAAACTTAGCATATCACTGGTTAGTCGTAACATACGCAATGATTCGGGTAGGTCGGCAACTTTCTTAATCAATGCGTGTGTGTTTAGAATATTGCGTTTTGCAACATCTATGATTTTTTCTTCCACTATAGGGCGACTATTGCGTTTTGCCCATGCCATAGTAGTGCCACCAGTATTGAGTCCTTCAGCACTGGTGATCTCGCCTTTTTTGTTAATCTCTGCCCACTTGCAAGCAAAGCCAATTCGTTTAATAGTCATATATATTACGCAAAGTATTAGAAGTATTTAGTATAACACAACGCATATTATACGTCAACCTTTAAAAGTTGTTCTATAGTATACAAATTCTTCATATAAGGGGAGACTTTACCCAAAACACTAACTTCAATATCACCTTTTCTGCGTGGACCTATTTTAGTCAATAAGTCACTATTTTGGATATTGTTTACTTTTTTAAACATTGTTAGCATTTCACCAACTGTGTGACCTACCCCATGCCCTAAATTTTCTAACCCATTGCTAGGATTTTCGATAGCGGTTCGTAGTGCATCACATATTTCATTGACATGAACATAATCTCTTTCGCATGTACCATCACGGGTGTTATAGTCATTACCAAAAATAGTAAAATATCCTAGTTCTTTTGATTTCAATAGATTATACATTAGTCCATCTGGATTGGTTGGTTTGAACCCATCTGAACCTATCACGTTGAAAAATCTAAAAATAGTATATGGAACTTTGTTAACTTGACAGAATTCTTTAACACAATCTTCTGTTGCCCTTTTACTAACACCATATGCACTCTCGCACTTTTCTGCGGCACCAGTACTTGCAAAGATAAAATTCTTAGTTTTGATATGTTGTAGAATATTCAACGTGCCAATCAGATTAGTCATGTAATAGTCTGTGGGCATCTTTTCACTTTCACCCACGTTGACTAATGCGGCTAGATGAATGATGCAATCAAATTCTTCTTTGATTTTAAACTGGCTTTTGATATCTTGGCGATAAAATCTATTCAATGTATATTGAGGATCACGTATATCTAATCCATGCACTTCATATTTCATTGTATCCATTAGCATCTTACTAAGATGACTACCAATGTATCCGCTGTTACCCGTGATTAAAATTTTCTTCATAAAAATTCAAACAGACCTATGCCTGTTTCCTCTTCTGTTGGTTTAAACGTAGGTACTTTTGACAGATATGTGTTATTATCTGTATACACTACATGTAGGAATTTATACCTATTACTTAATACACTTTCAAAATCCTCACGTGCTAAATGAGTTCTTTTTAAGTCTTTGATATAGTCTCTATAACATACTGTTTCATATGTGTTAATCTTAGCGGCATCAGTGTTACTCTTTTTACTAACAAAGTTATCTAAGAATGTAATCCATTGTTCTGCTACATCGTTGTCTAGTTTTTGTACATAAGCCATTGCATCTTTGTGTTGCATAGTGCCATACAATTCTTTAATTTTTGTAGCGGCATCTTTGATGCTAACTTTGTGAAAGAAACGACTATCAAAGTTATCTGACCAATCTTGTGTATCTAACACCACACATGGCATGTGACTCAAGCATTCTAAGAATGCAAATGGATAGTTCTCTCGCAAACTTGGCATAAAAAATACACTAGAACTTCCTATAAACTCTACTTTTTCTTTACCTGTAATCCCTGCTTTGATTTCATAATTGGTAATACCGTTTTCTTCAAATGCTTTGATAAACTTTTTCTCTCCGTTACTGTTAGTCATAACTTTACAAGGTAGACCACATTCTTTCATAACACGGATATATGCTTCTGGGTTCTTACCTTCTTCCCATCGTCCAATAAACAATACTCCATTACTTGTGATGGGTACTTCTTCAAGTAATCCACGCTCACTCATTGGCATAGGTAATTGAACACAATTAGTTGCACCATACTTAGTAAGTTCGTCAATGTTCTTTTGACTTTGTGTACCGATAATAATATCAGTAAATTCCATATGCTTGTTGTAGAAGTTATGATAACTATCTAAGAACACATCACTTCCTTGACTTTCTCGAAAGATCATACTATGTAAATGAGTATAGAATACAACAGGAATATATTGATTAACTGTCATAGCATAAGCCGCAGTCATTGCTTCCTGTGTGTTACAAACAATCATATCATAGATATTTGTTTCAAATGCTTTAAGGATAGCTTGACGAAAGTTTATAATCTTCTCAAAGTTAATAGTATCACTGAATGCAAATGTAGCAGTATGGTCACTGTATCGCAATGGTGTATCAGGTACTATAATATTAGCACCTGCATTTTTGATAATATCATCAAATGTGCCAGTGGGTACTTTATCTAAGATGATATCAATTTTCCAATTCAATCTACCACACATTTCTGTAAAACTTTTACAAAAACTACCAATGCCGCCGTGTGGTATAAAATGTTGGTCGCTAATTAAAAAAGCAATGCGTTTATGATATACTTTCATTGTTTTAGTTTCCACATAATATGTTCAAATTTGTCATGCCATCTAGTTTCAATTGCTGGGTCTCCGGGACCAAAATACATAGCACGTCCTTCGTAGCCTAATCTAAACCAGATTTTTTTACCAGTCAAATCGCAATACTTTGGAAAGAATGCAAATCTAAGTTTCCACCCAAAACATCTAGTATAGAAAAAATCGCTTTTGCCAAAATAGCTATAACCCATCATTTTTTACCACCAGATACCCAGTTAGTGTATGCATCCACAAATAATTTTTCTTGTTCAGGATTTTTAAGTTGTTTTGTATGTTCAACAAATCTAGGTACACCATGATCGGCTGATATTATCTCTAACAATCCTACATCAAGTTCAGTCAATGCGATTTTGTTAGTGATATCAACAAACTTACCATTCATATCTTTTTCCTGAGCAACCACTACTTCAAGTTCAATAGTGACACCATGAATAGTACCTCGACTAGTGAGTGATACTTTGTTTACTGCACCCATGTCATTGTCTAAAATTCTAGTGTGAATCATGTTCCCCACTCGTTTTTGAACAATGGGACTTGGAGTCTGTCACTGTATCGCCAGCCTTTTTGCATTGCGAGTTCCGCCACATTTCGATTATTAAGAGAGTACACCCGTTCAACACCACCACAAGGCATAAGATAGACAGGACCTTTAAAACCCTTTTTACGATATTCATTTACTGCTTGCTCCGCTTCATCAGCATCTTCTTTAGTTGCAATTACGAACTTCAAATAAGTATAACCTATATTGTAATATTGTTGAACAATATCAGGGCAGATAGCATCTTCCCAAAGTTCACCACTGATACTAAGTTTAGGACTTACACTAAACGTAAGACAGTTTAAATAACGATGCTTTTTCCAATCACTTAAAAATTGAAATAATCCTAACTCTAATGATTGAGTTCCGTTTGTTTCAAATGTTAGTTCTTGTAATCCGCGCATATTGTCATGCGACAACAAATCTATATAAGAACGTTGCCAGCCTAATAGCGGCTCACCGCCCGTAATAACCAAATGCTCATCTTTCCAACGACCATGAGGAAGTAAATTGGTAATAGTATCAACAATAGTATTGGTGTCGAGAACAGGACTGAGATGTTTGAAGCGTGGATCCCAACTCGCATAGCTATCACATCCAGTAGATACAAGTGGTAGTGATTTATAAGATTTAAA